TGGCTAAGAAATACACAGAGGAAGATTTAAGAAAAGCGTTTAATAGCGGTGTTTCAAGTGGATGGAATGCACAAGAAAACAAAGAAGCTATAAATGCTGATGAATATATCCAATCACTAAACAAACAAGACAATGAATAAGATAAAAACATTTTACACACCAAAACAAGTATGCACAAAGATGTCATCCTCGTTTTCAAAGAGTCCTCATAAACCCATGCTATTGATGAAAAAGATTAAAGATGGTGGCTATGAGAACTTTGATATAGTAGATGATTTCAAACCTATCAAGAAATCAGATTTCTATATTGCACATACAAAAGAGTATGTGAACAACGTTTACAATAAAACAGGTAACTATAGCAGCAATGGGTTGCCTTGGAGTAAAGAACTAGTAAATAGCTTAACGTATACTACAGGTTCTTTATTAGCTGCAAAAAGACATGCTATTCAAAATCCTGGCGAATTGTGTTTTGCTCCTATATCGGGTATGCATCATGCAAGACCTGATTCTGGTGTTGGCTTCTGTACTTTTTCTGGTCAAGTTATCTCAGCTATTAAGATCTATAAGGAGTTTGGTTTATCCGGTGCTTATTTAGATCTTGATGGACACTTTGGTAATAGCATAGAGGATAGTTATGAGTTTAACCCTTTGCTTGAGAAAGCAATACCGCGTGGTTGCAATATTAATCCAAGAGGTCATAATATTTCTTACCTCGAGGACTTCAAAGCTAAGCTAAACGATTTAGAGAATATGATTCTTAATGATAAAGTACACTATGTAGTATTTGCTCACGGAGCCGATAGTCATAAAGACGATGATTTAGGTGGCCAGCTTAATACAGAATGTTGGATAAAAGCAGCTGAGATATTTTCTAATTGGGTAAATACAGTATCAGCTAAGTTGGGTAAACCACTACCTGTAGTACTATGTTTATTTGGAGGATATCGACGTGATGATTATAATTTTGTACTAGATTTACATCTAGAATCATTATTAACCTGCAGCAGAACAATCGGTTCTGTTCCGAAAAGAAAATTATTGCTAAACAAACAAGACTAATGAAGCAGCAGACATATGATTTTAAAATATACAATGGTAGGATTAAAGTGTACATAGATGGCTATGTAGCATTCTGTTTTAACCAGATAGATTTTAAAGGATATTATGCCTACAAGGATGACACATCTTTGTATGGTTTAGACATATACCTAATGAATGAAAAGGGTGGTGCTACAACTATGGAAGTGTACTTCAAGACCAAGGAGAACTGGTTAAGTGTTCTTAAGCTATTAGATGAAAATATGTAATTATGAAAGGAACACTGCATAAAACAGAAAGTGGTTGGGTAGTAAAGTATTATATAATGAGAGAAAGTTCTCATGCTATACATCCTAATGAATATACATTACCTATATTAGATGGTGATTACTATGAATTAAACAGACCAGGTCAGTATAATGAAGGTAAAGAAATAGAGTTTGAGATTGTAGAGTTTCCTGTACCTCCAACAAATGGCCCAGTAAGTAATAGTATTAGTATATATGCTAAGCTTGTAGATCAAAAACACACACCTATGAAAGGTGGTGAAGGTTGGGATAAAATGCTTGATAAAGCTATACAAGATAAAGCTGAAGATTTTACTAATGGACATTATCATTATAGAGGCAAAGATGCTTTTATACATGGTTATAAACAAGGTCAAGAAAACATAAAAGGTATAAAATATTCTGAAGAGGATATGAGAGAGCTGTATGCTTATGCTAAAAATGATAATACTAACATTGAAGATTATTTACAAGCATTAAACAAACAAGATAGTGATTGGTTAACCATGAAGGAAGGTGATATAACTGTAAACTTTAAACCAATGCCTGAGTTTGATGATCCTAAGTATCCAACTAAACTTCATCAGTTACAGATACAGGCAGCTGAAGCATGCTTTAGAAAGTATCCAAATAATGAAATACTTTATCCTACTGATGAACTTAAAGATGCTTATAAAGCAGGTGTAGTAGATGGACTTAGAGAATGGAGACTAGACAGTTATGATAGACCAAAATATCCTGAAGTAAAGATTATATGCCCAAAATGTAAAGTTCTTATGCCTTGTGAATGTAATCCTACTAGACAAACTAGTTTACTAAACAGCATTAGATCTAACCCTTCCTGGGATACTATAATCAGAGAGTTTCACATAGCTACTCAACAAGTAGAGATAGGAACACCACCACTTATATTTGAGGGTTGGTTAGTAGATAACTATAACCCACCAACTAAAAAACAAGACAATGAATAAATTTATATGTAGTGAGTGTGGTACCAAGTACAGCTCACCAGAATTAACACCTCCTCCAGGAATCAAGTGGAGTGATGGTCATGTATGTACACCTAAACCTATAGATAATGAATAAAGAATTTATTTCTTACGAACAAGCATTAGCTTTAAAAGAATTAGGATTTGAAGAACCTTGTTTTAGTATATATTACTCAAAAGATAAATCTTTTAGCTGGCATCATCATAAAGATCATACTAATGATGAACCTGTACTAGATACAGGAGAGTTTAATATATCTGCACCGCTTTACCAACAAGCTTTTAGATGGTTTAGAGAGAAGTATAAATTACATGCAGAAATAACATGGTCTCCTTCCTATGAGTATGATCCTGGGCAATGGTCAGATGCTATCTATGAAATAACTATTGTAAATGTTTCTTATACTAAAGAATGGGAAGCTGAGTCACCAGATATGCAAAGAGCTAATGGTAGACAATTAACCTATGAAGAAGCAGAACTAGCTTGTATAAATAAACTAATAGAAATAGTTAAAAACAAATAACAATGACTAAGCACCAAGAAGAAGAGTTAGTAGATGAGTTAGTCTCAGACTTATTAGCTCAAGAAAAATCAATAATATTGTATAATGATCCTGTAAATACTTTCGAACATGTGATAAAATCACTAATTTCGCATTGTAAACATTCACCTGAACAAGCTGAACAATGTACAATAATTGTGCACTACAACGGAAAGTGTAGTGTGAAAAACGGATCAGAAAAGAAACTTAAACCAATATGTACAGCTTTGCTTGAAGCAGGACTTACAGCAGAAATCAACTAATATGGCACTAACATCTTTAGAAATAGACCAAAAAGGTACTATTCATCGTTTACAGTTTATAACAGAACAGCATCCTACTGGTCTTTATGTCGCTGTACAAAGCTGTACTGACAAATGGATCCCGATAGGTGCTCCAAGTGAAACAACAGATATCAGAGATGAAGAGACCTATCACAGGGAACTTAGAATCGATTCTATTAAACACGGTACTTATGTACCACAATACTCTACAGATCCACAATGGAATCCGGGAGCTGATCCTAAAGATTACGAAATACAAGATGATTCCTCACTTTAAAGTTGTGTGTCTTGATGACACTAACAGACCAGACGGCATTCCTACCTCTAAATGGATAAAAAAAGGGGATACCTATACTGTTATCGAAGTAGCAAAGATGCGCATACAAGGTGGATTACTTGGATTTAAACTCGAGGAGATCAACATCGACTCCTGTTTTCCTTATCAGTTCTTTTCCGCTAAACGTTTTGGTATACCTATTCAAGGTCAAGACTGGGCAGAGCAAGAACTTTCCCGATTATTAAAAGAAGCTCAACAAGAAGCAGCTAAACCTGAAGTTCTAGAACAGCACTGACTTAAAACCAATAAACATGAAAAAGATAATTTATCTATTTGTCTTTCTGCTATGCAGTTGGACTGTAAAAGAACCTCCTAAAACGATTGTATTACAACCGTATGGAGATTTTCCTAAAGAATACACTGAGTATGTCAAGGTTCGTTTGAGCCTTGCATACCCAAATGTAATGATTGCCAAGCCTATTATATTACCCAAAGCATCGCTCTTCTACGGAAGATACCGGGCTGATACTTTGATTGCTTTTTTATCTCGAAACGCTAAGCCTAACACCATAATGGTGGGTCTTACTGATAAAGATATTACATCAAATAAAGGATCTAATGATAACTGGGGTATATTTGGTCTTGGGTTTATGCCTGGTAATGCTTGTACTGTATCTAGCTTTCGCCTTAACAAAGCCAATAAATCCGTTCAACTTTTTAAAACTGTAATACATGAGATTGGGCATACCCAAGGATTATCTCATTGTCCAACAATAGGATGTTATATGGAAGATGCTGATGGTAAGAACAAGTTTAATGACGAACACGATTTTTGTAACAAATGTAAAACACATCTTAAAACCAAAGGTTGGAACTTATGAAAGTAAATCTTAAGAAACTTGCACAACAGAAACTAGCTTTAGAACAAGCTTCTCGTATTATGAGTCATGTTAATGAAACCAAACGACAATCTAAACATCTTAAAGATCTTATACGTCTTGTAGAAGAGATAGAACAAGATCTTGAAATGGCTGGTGAGTCTATTGTCGAACTAGATAAAGGACGTCTTGAATCAATTGAAGAACGAAACAAGATGCTTATGTTCTTTAATAACGAAGAAGAAATATGACAATAGAACAAAAAAACAATGCCATAACAGCGTACATGGGAGGACCAAAACATCTTCGTGATAACTATTTCAAAGAGATGATGGATGTTGAGTTTGAACTCATAGGTGTAGCCGATTTACATTTCCATGAATCGTGGGATTGGATGATACCTGTATGGGTAAAAGTCCGCCATGATTTAACACCTACTATGGTGATCCATGCTATCAACTGTATTGACACTGGCAATTTGCCTGAGTTACACGAGTTAATCGGTAACATTTGTGTACAGTGGTGTAAAAACAACAATATAAAATTATAAGATGGAAGAATCAATTGATTTATACTTCCGAGAAGGAGCTAGTGATAAGATATATCTAATACAACTTAATGAAGAACCGTCTGGATGGACAGTTACTTTTCAGTATGGTAGAAGAGGAAAATCTCTTACTACAGGTACAAAAACAAAAAAACCTGTTCCTTATATGAACGCTAAAAAGATTTACGATAGGATTGTAAACCAAAAAGGCGATAAAGGATACAAAAAAAAGAATAGTTCATATTCACAATCAAAAATTATAGATTTTAACGAACCCTATTAACATGGAAAACACTAAAGGAAAACGCGAACCTATATGGAAATCGTTTCAGAAAACACCGTACGAAAAGCTCGAAATAAAGAGAGCTAAGGCAGGTCTTAAAAGAATCCCACTTAAACTTATTGTTAAAATAACGCAATGAGTGGGAAGTATAACATATTCCACGGACAATTTATAAAACAAGCTGACGGTTCGCTTCAACCAGCAGAAACATGCAAAGCTAAATACAAGCTGTTTCTCAAGGATTTGCAAGTCGGTCAGACTGTAGGGATATTTTTTGAAGCAAACGAGGATGATGGCACGCTGGATCAGCTTGCCAAAATCCACGCTTGTATTCGTGAGTTATCCATGCATTCAGGAGAAGACTTTATTGAGATGAAAAAGACAATAAAACGTAACTCCGGTCTCTGTGTAAGAGATGCTTACGGCGAAGAGAAGTTCAAATCCTTTGCTGATTGTTCTAAGAAAGAACTAGGTTTTGTAATAGAAGCAATATTTACTGCCGGTGATTTTATGGAGATTAACTTTAGGTAGTACCTATTGGAGGATTATAATTCTCATCTACATCTATCTCTTTTTCGGTAATCTTACCTTGTTCTTTAGCTGCTGTTTCAATGCTGTGTATTAATATTGTTAAAACATGTATCTCACCTTCGTATACAGTCGAAGGCGGGTCATTTTTTTTTAGCTTTATCAGCGCTTCTTTGAATTCTTCTGGTTTGCTTTGACCCAAAGTCATTAGAACTTGTTGAACCATCATATGGAAAAATCCAGACACTTCTATTGTTACACCAGAGGTATGTTCAAGTATTGGAACCTTTATTTTTTTTGTAGCCATACTGCAAATGTAAGATTTTTTATGATACAAATTTTAATAACCCCTATCTTAATTACAAGACAATGTTAGATAACATAGATTTAAAAGAAATACAACAGAAGCTGTATGACCGACTGAAACCCACGGGTTGGGCTGATAAACTGAAGGGTTTCATACTAAGCGATGATTTCTACAAGATACTAACGGTTCTGTTGATTGAAGCTCAAGATGGTAAACGCTTTACTCCTTTGATCAAACAACTATTTCGAGCTTTTGAGGAATGCCCGTTTGATAGTTTAAAGGTTGTGATACTAGGACAAGATCCTTATCCTTATAAAGATGTAGCGGATGGTATAGCATTTTCTTGTTCTAATGACAAGGTAATACAGCCATCATTACGTTACATGTTTAAGGAGATTGAGACAACAGTTTACCCTGGAGTAACTTATACCAGAGATCCCGATTTAACACGATGGGCTAATCAAGGAGTACTATTGATAAATACAGCATTCACAACCACGATAAATCAAATCGGTTCCCATTATATTTTATGGCAACCTTTCTTGGCTTATTTATTTGACACTCTCAACTTTGGGAGTCCTGGTTTAGTGTATGTATTTATGGGAAAGAAGGCCCAGGAATGGTCTCATTCTATCCCAGAAAACAATCATCGTATAAATACGATGCATCCTGCAGCAGCTGCTCACAATAAAGATGAGAGCTGGGACTCAGGAGACGTCTTTAACAAAATTAATAACCACTTAACAACTAAAATAATATGGTAAAAGAACAAGTAGTTTTAACAATACAACTAGATGAAGAAACAAAAGAAGCAACAGTAATGTTTAATCCTGAACCTCTTCCTCTTCCTCTTGTATTAGCAATCATGGAAGGAATTATTGAGAACTATAAAAACAATATGCCTAAAACAGATCTTAAAGACATAAACTAATGAAAAAGATATCAGCTTTACTTATTATAGGTATTTTTCTGGTCATGCTATATAGTGCATGCACACCCGCTCGTCATTACGATGATCCTACAATACCAGATTGCGACATGGATACTTGTTGTACTACAAGTGATTAAGGTTTAAGAGCTATGTAGGTTCCTGTACCTAAGATAGCTACTATTGATGATGCCCAACCAAATTGTAGCCACTTCTTTTGTCGTTTGAGTTTGGTTACATCATCATTAAGGTTTGTTATTGTGGTATTTCTTATATCGATTACTCCATCTTTAAGGCGTAGAGCTATTGTATCATTTGTGATTTCAAAGTTTTTCTCAATAATAAGAGAGTCTCTGTTAGCTAGCTTAGCATTCGCGTTAGAAAGTAGAGTATCACAACCACGGCCGGATACTAAGCTAGCTGCAATATGCTGAAGCTCGGTTATACCATAACATTTGATTGTATCAGTGTTTGGTTTTCCAGTTTGTGCGTATGATGCTGTCCAATTGATGAGGAGTAGCAGTAGAATAGATGATCTTGATTTTTTCATTGGTTCTGTATTGAACTTGTGGATCGATGCTTAGTAAACTATCATAGCTACTCTGAATTTTTATTTGGCGAGCATGGCTCATATCGATTTGCTTTTTAAGCAGAGATATAGAATCCTGTAGAATCGTTTCATAAGCATTGTCAATTATGACAGGCTGAGGTTTACGAAACATTCTAATAGTAATCGAAGCAATCATTATCACAAGTATTATTAAAAGTATATACACTGTTTTAGTCATTGCTATTGAGAATAATTAGTATTATCTTTACAACCCTTTTTACAAAAATAACTAAAGTTTTAACACAAACTACTATGTATAATAAAAAAAATAAAGAAGCTGCTGATATAATGATTCACGATTTTTGTCAAAAGTTTTTAGATACCTTTCATATCTATCCAAACGTGACATATTCTATATCTAAACAGCCTTTAGAAAAGATTAGTTTAAACATGCTTCTTGATTTAGTAAATGAACTACTGTTACAAGAAATTTCTGAAGACGATCCTATTTACGAATCTGTAAAGAAAGAAGGTGTAAAACTCTTATCCAGGAAACGTTTTGTAGTGCTTTATAGACAAACATTTATGAGTATCGCAAACAATGTAGGATATGGTCCTACTACACTTGCCCGATTTTTAGGATTTGATCATGCAACAGTCATTCATGGTTGTAGAAAAATCAAAGATCTAATAGAAACAAAAGATCCTGAAACAATAATCATTTATACCCGAGTTACCAATGCCTACAAAATCCGATTTAATAATGATGGAGATGTTCAACCGGATAGTGGAGAAGAGTCTGACACCTAATCAGTTCTATCTTCTCTATTGCATGAGAGAAAACGTCGCCAGTCTTAACATCAACATGCATCTTGAACTACGAATGTTAGAACAAGATGGATGGATAAATGATAAGCAAGACCTACAGCCGAAAGCCCAAAGCTTGCTGGCAAAAGTAGAAAGCTTCTTCAAAATACAGAAGAAGAAAACAAGTTCACAATTATTGGGCAAAGACTTTGTTGATAACATGACTAAGTATAACGAGCTCTTCCCTAAAATCAAGGGTGGTAGCGGTAAATACATACGTTCAAGTATCAAGAATGTTGAAACAAACTTCCGGTGGTTCTTTAATGAACACGCCTATTCCTGGGAGACAGTTCTTGCAGCAACCGATAAGTATATCGAAGAGCAAGAGCGTGACAATTACAAGTATATCAGGACATCTAAGTACTTTATACGTAAGCAAGATGCTTCTCGTATGAACAACTCTGATTTAGCTGATTATTGTGAAAGAATAGAACAGGGTGATGATACACAAGAACCAAAAATATTTACTGAAAAAGTGGTATAAATATTTGCTTTTTGGAAATCTTTATCTTATGTTTGTATACAAATAATCCCGCGATTTTCTTCCCTATTTGTATTACATCTATGATGTAGACGGGGAACTTTTCGCTTTAAACTAAGCTATGGCTCAAACAGTTTCACAATTCAGATCAAGACCCTGGAAAAATCAAAAGGAGTCTTATCAAGATGCTTTGCAATACATGCAATCCAGGAGAGAAGGTACTGTTACAAGTATTAGAACTCCTTGGCTTAAGTTTAATGATGCAACAGTAGACGGAATCGAATGGAACTCAACGACTGTAATAGCAGCTAGACCTGCAACAGGTAAAACCCTTATCAAAGATCAGTTTGTAAGAGAATCTTTTCAACTTAACCCTGATATGGTGTTTAGGGTGTTAGAGTTCTCACTGGAAATGGTAGGTAAAGTTACAGCTATGAGAAACTTTACATCTCATATTAATAAACCTTATAAGTATTTATGTAGCGCCGATGGTAAAATAAGCGAGGAAGATATTCAACGTTGCTTTAACTATGCAAAGGAGGTAACAAAGTACCCAATAGATGTTATTAATGAACAGCCTACAGTAAACGAGTTTCGTCAGATTATTGCAGAATATATGGATGCACATTCAAATCAAAAGAAAGATGAAAATGGCACCATATATAGAGAGTACACCAACACAATCATCACCCTCGATCACTCCGGTCTTATCAAGAAATCATCATTTGAAAAAGATAAGATGGAAACAATAGCCAACTTAGGAGAAGCACTCACCGATTTAAAACGCAAATACCCAATCGCATTCATTGTACTAAGCCAACTCAATCGCAATATAGATGTGCCAGAAAGAAGTGAAGATGGCAAATACGGAAATTTTGTACTAGAGTCTGATATTTATGGATCAGATGCGTTATTACAACATGCTGACATCGTGGTAGGAGTTAACAGACCTGCTAAACAGAAGATCAGTTTCTATGGTGTGGAACGCTATCTAATAGAAGATCTTTCCGTACTGGTATTTCACTTTCTAAAAGTCAGAAACGGTGAGACGAGATTAAGCTTTATGAGAGCTGAGTTTAATCGCATGATGGTTACTGAAATGGAAACCCCTGCTACTCAACAACGAAAACGATAATAAAAAGATGACAATTGTAACAAGCGACAAGCCAGATGAAAAAAGAGAACGCAGAAAACTCATGGAAGAGTTTCACCGTTCAACATTCGATGCATTAAGAATCGAAGAACCTTTCTTTATTCCGAAGCTTTTCTATAAGCCAACAGGTTTACCAGAAAAGTGTATTGCCCTCTTTGCTAGCGAAGTGGCTAAGGGATTAGATGTTTACACTGAAAATGCAGACGCAGAGAATATCTCGTTAGATCCAGACCGGAGACTATACAAGTGGAGATATAATCTGAACTTCAGAGAAGAGTATTCATCGTCAGAAAGTAATGGTTCAATAAGGTATTTTATACCTGTATCGGAACTTATTCTTATTAAAACAAACTCTCCAGATATCCTCTTGGAAGAGAAAGCAAAAGGCCCAGAACAAATAAAGCTGGATCTTAAAGTGCATGTTGATCAAGAAGACATACCGTTAGCACATGCAACTCTAAGAGATTTTGCAGCGGTAATGTTAAAACAGCCTGTGAGTAATAAAGAGTGGTTAAACGAACTAATACAAAAAGCTAAGTGATGAGTAAAAAGAACGAAGAAGTAGAAGAAACGAAGCAGATCGTTTTGCCTCGAGGTAAAGTAATGGCTGCACAACAAAGCCCAAAGAATCTAATAGTATTTTCCAAACCAAAAGTTGGAAAAACAAGTCTGTTTGCTCAGCTACCGGACTGTTTAATATTAGATTTGGAACACGGAACAGATTATGTTGATGCGATGAAAATCAAAGCTAGCAGTGTAGAAGAAATTAAGGACATCGGAAGTGCAATTGCTGCTGAAGGACATCCTTATAAATACATTGCTGTTGATACTATTACCGCTTTAGAAGAAATGTGTATTCCTTATGCAGAATTGTTATATTCTCGAACATCGATGGGTGCTAATTGGTTCACAAAGTTAAAACCGCAATACGGTTCTATCTTGAATATGCCCAATGGTGCAGGTTATCCGTATTTACGTGAAGCCTTCACAAAAATCATTGAGTATATTAAAACATGGGCACCAAGAGTAATCCTCATAGGTCATATCAAAGATATCTTGTTAGATAAAAATGGTACTGACTTTAACGCGATGGATTTAGATCTAACAGGTAAGCTAAAAAGAATAACAAGTTCTCAATCAGATGCTATTGGATATCTTTACCGTAAAGGTAATCAGAACATCCTAAGTTTTAAAACAACTGATGAAGTAGCATGTGGAGCTAGACCTGAACACCTTCGTAACCAGGAGATAGTTATCTCTGAAATGACAGACAAAGGTATAGTAACCCACTGGGACAAAGTATACATCGATTAATCACACCAAAAATAAATAGAAATGTTAAACACAAAAGACATCAAAACAGGAGGCGGTAGTGCAACGCCAAAAACATTGCAACCAGGTAATCAAGCGATTACTATTAACAAAGTAGAACTAGAAGATTTTAAGTTCAAGCCGGGTGCTTTTCACTTACTATTTCATTGTGAAGGTGAGCCAATACTCGAAGACTTTGAAGGATTCTTTATCAACAAAGATGAACCTTCTTTGGGTAGACATGCTGGACAAGTTGGTAGAATAAAAGCTGGGCAATATGCTTTTGCTGATGGTACTACAAAGTCAGGTATTGAAGTAAGCCGTGATACAGATATCATGCGTTACTTGAAAAACATCTGCATAGAACTTGGATGTGTTGATTGGTTAGAGTTGCAAGATGGAAAACATCCAACAGTTCAATCCTTAATCGCTCAATTTAACAGCGATGCGCCATTCAAAGGCAAATGGTTAAATGTTTGTCTTGCTGGTAAAGAGTATTTAAACAAAGAAGGATATACAAACTTTGATTTGTTCTTCCCTAAGTTTAGCAAAGCAGGTATACCATTCGAAAGTGTTGAGAAAGTTACTAAGAGTAAACTTGCTAAGTTTAATACCGATGACCACATCATTAAAAAGGTTGTGGAAGATGTTAAAGGTTTTGAAGGCCAAGACGCAAGTCCAGTGGTAAAGAAATCTTTTGATTTATAATATAAACTGTTAAAATACAGAGGGGTAGGAGAGATTCTACCCCTTTTTATTATTATGCTAAGAACCAAATCCCTCATATCAAAGTTAAGCGATGTCCCACGAGAGTGGGTATTCGAAAATTATTTAAAGCTTGATGAGAAGCTTACTGGTCAGGATCTTAAACTAACATCGGTGTTCAATCTATCAGAAAAGAACCCTTCAATGTTTATTTACTACGCCGTATCAGCAGGTGCTTACAAGTTCAAGGATTTTTCTTCACAGAATAAATCCGGTGATGGTGTTACTCTTGTTATGGAAATGTTTAAACTCACAACCAGAGGTGAGGCAGCCCACAAGATCATAGAAGATTACAATCAGTTTACTCTTGATAACAAGGACATGGAGATACGCGAATTTAAAGTTCGTGCAAAATACAAAGTGTCTGCGTTTACAAAGAGAAAATGGAATAGTCTTGATAGATCTTATTGGACGCCTTTCAATATTGGTTCTAAGCGATTAGAACATTACAATGTTGTACCTCTTGAGTCCTATACAATGTCCAAGGAAGAAGACGGTGAGACCAAAGAGCTATTAATCAAAGGTAATTTTATCTATGGATACTTTCGCAACGACGGAACACTCTATAAGATATATCAACCCAAGGTAACGGATAGCAAATTTATAAAAGTAAAGGAGTACATACAGGGTGTAGATCAACTTACGTTTAAAAAAGATTACTTGATCATCTGCAGCTCATTGAAAGATATGGCCGCTATGGATGAGTTACTCTTTAATAATGTAGAATGCGTTGCACCGGATAGTGAGAACACACTCATCAATGTGAATGTAATCACTGTTTGGGGACACAAGTATAAACGGATCCTTGTCCTATTTGATAACGATCAAGCTGGTATTGCTGCTATGGAAAGATATAACAAGATGTATGGTTTACCAACGGTTCACCTACAAATAGAGAAAGATCTTTCTGACGCTATAAAAGCACATGGTGTGGACCATATCCGCGAAGTAATTACACCTTTATTAAAACAAGCATGTACAAAGTAAAAGAACTCGAGCTGAAGAACTGGCTAAACTCTTTAGAGCGATTATTAAAAGATTATGAGCCAAAAACAAATGATCAACTCAAGGCTATGAAGTTTGGCCTACGATCTATAAGTGAAATCAAACAATACACTAATCCTAAACAAGATGGACCCATTTGAAGAATTCAATGACTGGATCGACAACTTAGCTGTTAGCTTACAAGAACGATTTTTGTATTGGCTTATATTTTGTCCAATTTGGATAGTAGGTGTTTTGGATTAGCATTGCACATAACGGCACTTGGCTTGTGGTCAGGTGGGGATTTTGAAAACTAAAACTTAAATATATGTACAGAAGATTATTAGAAGCACTAAGGCTCGTTAAACCACGTCAGTCCCACTTGCCACAAGCCAATGTT